ATCCGATGCCAGCGCGTTGTAGTCGCGGGTAGACAGAACCAGCTTACGATCCTCAAACATGATACCACGTTCGTTCATCGCTGCTTCAATAGCTGCCACATCATCAAAGCCGGTAGCCGTACCACGCTTGATAAAGATCGAGCCCTGAAACGCTGCCACATCAACCACCGACTGGTTAATATCGCTCGCAAGGCGCTGTTCAGCAGACTGGCTGATCCGGCCCTCGTTCAGCATGTCCCGAAGCTCTTTAGCGTTCAGAACCCATGGCACATGGCGCTGGATTGAGATGGTGGACGGAACCGCTAGCTGGGTGACGTCCTTAAAGTTAGACGTCGCGTTCGATCCCGAATAAGACACCGCGATATACGGCTGCGGACGCCAGATGGTATCGTTTGAACGCTCCATCATGGTCTGATCTGTGTTGTAGATCGAGACGTTCCGGGACATCACAAGGGCGTCCTGAAACCCCTCAAGCAGCTGCTCGAACGCGACGCGCTCTTCTTTTGAAAAACCGTTAGGCATTTAGATCTCCTGTCAGGAGCCCCTCTGCTTCAGCTGTTTCTTGAACGCGATGACCTTTGTAAAATCACCGGTCTTCTCAGCCTCTGCTCGCAGGCGCTCCAATGTGTTGTTAGCTGCGACCGGGGCACTGCCTTTGAGTGTTTTTTCCGGGCTAGCAGCGGGTTTACGGGATTGGGTTTTCAACTGCGTCTCCATGCGCGCGACCGCGAAAGCAAATTTCACCGGATTGGTGATGGCTGCGAGTTCTTTAAGGGCCTTCTCGTTTTTCCCCAGAGCATATGTCAACAGCGCCTTGTTCTGCGCCCCGTCGATAATGATACCCAGCTGCGTCTGGTTCAGAACCTGCGTGACCGCCTCTTCCGCATCCTCGAAATCACGTACCTTGAGCGATGATTTCTGCTCGTTGAACGTATTGATCTCAGCTTCCCATCGTTCCTGCTCCTTCTTGAGCGCCTCTTGCTGTTCAGCCTGTTTGCGGTCGTGCGCGGCTTTGCGTTCTTTCCAGTCGTCTAACGCCTTCTCGAATGCTGCGGTGTCATAATCTACCGATTCCAGCGTTGGCTTAGGTCCCAGCTGCGGCGTCTGATCTCGCGGCTTTGACTGTTCCAACTGCCTTTCAAGCTCGCGGATCTTCCTCGCTTGCTCTCGGTTCTGCTTCCTGACATCACGCACCCATGCAGGCGCCCTGGCTTCATCGTCTTGAGGCGGCGAGTCCTCTCCAATCGTGACAATAAGTTCTTCCGCTTCTTCTTCGTCGGACTCAGGCTGATCGTCATCACCCTCTTCCGTCTCAGCTTCAGCTTCTTCCCTCTCTTCCGGCTCTCCGTCCATCAGGTCTGGGGTCTCATCGTCCTCGATTACTGCCTGTTCCAACATGCTCAACTTCCACTCGCAGGGTTCATCGGGCCTGCGGGTCCCGTAAACTGTTCTATAGCCTTTAATGCTATTGATTTGTCAGCGTTGTCAATCTCAGCCATCGTCTTGGCCGTTTTCGCTGCCGTCTCTTGGACCCGTGCAGCGTTCAACATCGCGGTAGATCTCGACTTCTCAGCCTCAGCCAGAAGCAGTTCTTCATTGGCATCCGGCTGTTGGCCTTGTGCCTCAAGTTCAGCCTGCATTTCCTGCATTTCTTCTTCTGTCGGCTCAACAGCGCCCATCCGAACCAGCTTCTTCCTGAAGTAGTTCCGTGTATCCTTCAGCCCCTCGCCCTCCATGTTCATCATAGCCATCGAAGTCAGCACCGTCTGGGTATCAGGATCGGTCGCAAACTGAAGCATGCCTACAAGGCTCTTCACGGTCGCTGCCCGGCGGCTTTCTGATGTCGGTCCTACAGTGACCACCGTATCAAACTTTGCCCGGCTCAGGTCATTTGCGTAAACCGTGCGGGTGGTTTCCGGGTCAATGGTAGGCTGTGCCAGCTGGACCGTGCTCATTTCCCCGGAAGCTGCCACCGCTTTCATACGCCGTCCCTCCTCAACATAAACCTCCCGCGCCATACCCAGCCAGATCTCACCGCATCTCTTCACTGCCTTGGCCATGTTGCTCATGTAGATGAAATTGTTCTGGTCCAGCCGGGTCTGTATCAGCTCAATAGCTCTTCCAGATACATTCGGTTGGATTTCTTCCGCCGTGTCACTTGCCCCGAGCAGGTCCTGCATGTCCTGTTCTGTCAGCTGCAAGAGGGCTGCCAGAGGAGCCGGCACATCAGGCGGTTCCGTGTATCCCAGCGGTCCAGATGGAAGCTCACTGCCATCAGCCTGAGTCATTGGGTTGACCAGCATGAACGGAAAATTCTTCACGTTCATCTCTGCCCAGGTATTCTCGTGCCCTGCGACCTGCTCAGGCGTGAATATCGGCGTGCGGATCGGAGACATTGCCGAGACTTCCGCCAGTCGGTTCAGCTGCATATTCTTCAGCCGTTGCGCGTCCTTGCTGAGACGGACAGCGCCCATGAACCGTTCGCGGTTATCAACATACCACCGCTTCCCATAGACAGGGATGATCGGGATATTAGGCCCTGCTATGTAGCCGGCATCTTCCAAGACCCGGCTTCCGGAAAGGATGTACTTGTGAACCCGTCTTTTCTTAATCTTCTTCTCGCCAATCTTCGTCAGGCCCGTGGCCTGGATAATCATCAGCGTTTCTTCGTCTTCCAGATCCTCATCTGAATACCGTTCTTCCGTCACACCATCAGGTGACCGGTAAATGTGGATCGTCTGCTTGGTAATCTCGACCTTGTAGTACTCAGCCACATAAACCACATCCGGAGACATCCAGTCGAACTCGATCATATGGACCGATTTGTTCCAGCTGGAAGGGTCTTCGTCATACTCTGCCTTGTAGGCCTGCGGCGTCATTGGCGTCAGGACAAAGCAATACATCGCGTCAGACTTGTCCTGGCGCTTGCTGTTCAGGTCAAAGTAAACGCATGAGTCAGCATCATAGATCGGCTCGAACCTTATCCGCTGCTGGTCTGAGCCTTCTTCGTCATACTCATCCTCATATTCTGTCTTCAGGCGCCATGCCCCAAAGCCGCCCCCGGCAGCTTCCTCGAACGCATTGTCCTGCGCTTCCTCAGCGTTGCTGTCTTCTTCATCAGCCCGGTACAGCCCATTACAGGTCTCAGCAAGGTCATCAGCGTCTGTGCCATCCTTCGGCACATACTCCACCGATATGCGGTTATTGCGGTACTCATTGATGATCCGCATCACACCCCGGTGAACCTTGTTCACCTCCAGACGGGGACGGTTCTCGAACTGCTCAAGGAAGTTACCTTCCCACTGCGCCCCGGAAATGCTGTAAAACCGCCGGTCAGCCAGCGCGTTCATACGCTCTTCGCGGCCTGCCTCCTCACAGATATCGAACAGCTCCAACGCTTCCGCATGTACGTTAGCCAGTCGCTCAGCTTTAGTAATCGCCATATTTATCTCCGGGCAATGGGCATGGCCATTGCTACGTGTTTCACTTCTGTCCGTTTATCCGGTCTTGTCATGGATGGGAACAGTACACTCAAACCCCAGACAAGTGCATCAGTTCTGTCAGGTGAGCCTGTCCCCTGAAAACCGTTCGTTGTCATCTGCGTCATCTGAGTCTCAAGATCCACGAATGAACCCACATGGTGAACCCTGCCCTGTTCATACAAGGACGCGATCGGTTCAGCCCTGACATGTTTCCCACGGCTGGCATGGACTTCCACAATCTTCACCCCGGCCCTTACTGACCGCAATGTATGCGCCACCATATCGCCGCCCTGATTGCGTTCCACCACGATACCGTCAGCTTGCCAGAAGTCATGGGCACTTATGGCTTTCTTTGCCCAGTCCATCGGCGAGCCCTTCAGGCTGCAATCTTCCAGCACATAGCCTTCAGTGCCATCATCGCTCAGGCCAACCACCACAATGCCATGTTCATCGCTATCTTCAGTGTTGCTTATGGCAGGGTCAACAGCGACGTAGATCCGGCGCAGGCTTTCAGGAACCTGCCTGACGCGGTGCGCATCAATGTTGCTCAACGTCCAGAGCGCGTTCGGGATGTCTCCCAGGATTTCGCCTTCCAGCTCCTGGCGGCCTAGTCTTGTGCCACCATAACGCGCCTCGATCTTCTCAAGGAATGACCCAGCCAGATTGACTTTGTTGTCCAGTGTCCGGCCTCTGGTGATAACAGAACGGCCTTCCTGCTGGGTAACGATGGCCTTTACAAGCTCAATTGGCCTGGGCGTCGTGGTCACCAATACCTGCGGCTTGCTTCCAAGTCTTAGCCCGAATTGCAGCTGGTCCCATGTCTCTCTGGCATAGCGCCACTTCGCCAGCTCATCACACCAGCCAATGTGGAACTGCGGTCCCCTTAGCTGATCAGGCTCTGTCGCATTAAACAGCGTGGCCGTTGATCCATTCGCCCATGTGATCCGTCTCTTGGATGGCTCGTAGATCGGTCGGTCTTTTTCAGGATGGCACTTAAGGATGCCGCTTTCCCCTTCCACCATGACATCACGGGTATCAGCTGCGGTTTCTCCTATCAATGCAATTCGGATCGGAGCCTTCAGGGCTTCTTCACGTATCCACTCAGCGCCGGCTCTTGTCTTTCCAAAGCCACGGCCTGCAAGGATCATCCATATGTCCCAGTCGCCTTCAGGGGCAATTTGTTCAGGCCGGGCATGGAACCCTCGCCAGTCATACAGCAAGGCTTCGCATTCATCATCACTCAGCGATGACAGGATCTTGTCCCGTTCGCCTTCAGGCAAGGAAGCGAGCTGTTCAATGACGCTCTGCAATCTGCTTCACCATTTCCCTGACGCGGGTTGCCGGGCTGACAGTTGCATCAACCTTAATTGCCTCTCCGTCTTTACCGGTAATCTGCAATGGCAGGACTTTGCCAAGCAAGGACATGAATGCAGATGGGTTCTCTTTTGCCTGGACGGTCAGGTATCCAATCACACCCTCTTTGCCGCCGGCTTTCTCTGCTGCAATCAGCAGGGCATCTTTCAGGATCGTGGTGTTCTTGTTCCTGACGCCTTTGGGTCTGCCGCGCCCACGGTTTGTTAAATTTTCAGCCTCTTTTTTTATTGCCACGATTTTCTACCTCAGTTCTCTCACCCCCGCATATTTTCTGACCAGAGGGGCGGTGTTGGTCACTTAAGGTTGCATTATCTCCGGTTTCTTAGAATATCTGGAATAGAATAAACCAAAGCCAGAATTGCACAGGCAAGAGCCGCTTCTATCATAGCTGCCGATCCACAACCACATCCCATATCCGGCGGACCAAAGCGCCTGCCATAATCACGCCAAATGTCAGGACCATGGCCTCAATTATCGCGCTCATTTTTCAGCCTCCGAAGCCGGGTCTTCATGCCTTCAATGCCGTCCCGTAAGTCGCGTATCCGGCGCTCGTAATGTTCAACCTTGCGCTGGTCCAGGACTATTGTTCTTTCCAGCCGGGTGATCTCCTGTTCAGTCTTGGTCAGCTTCACCGCGTCTGCGCCCATAGAGATAAACCGCCGATCACCAGACCGGCGGCCACCAGACAAAAAATCACCCAGCTAATCACTTAGCATTGGCCCGGTGAAACAGGATCGCTGCATAGACACCCGCAGCACCACAGACCAGCCAGCCACTAAAGCCAGACAGCCAAGCAGGCATAGTACCGCCTTCAAAAAGCAGGGTATCTGCCAGAGCAAAGCCGGCAAAGAACATGATCAGCGTCAGAAGCAGGACAAGATACCTGCGAAGGTCACCGTCATTCGGCATGGGTAACTCCCTCAAATTGAGCGCCATTCGGACGCGGGGTTGCATACTCGTCTTCTTCCAGCGCCACCACTGGCGCAGGGTCTCCATCCATCCAGACATTATAGGGCTCTTCAGCGGGTTCCGGTTCAGCATCGGCAATAGCTGCCGGTTCAAAGATATCGTCCAGCTCTGCCTGCTCAACTACCGTTGGCTGTGTGGCGGCGATGTCATGCGCAAAGAGTGCTTCCTGTGCCAGAGTATAAGCCTGCTCACGGGCTTCAATTCTGTTAGCCAGGTCAAACCTAGCAACATCCATCTCACGTAAGGCGGCAAGGTCATTCTGATGCTCCGGCCCTTCAAGGGCATCATGTGCCGCGACATAGGCGCGAGCAAGTGCAATACGTGTGTCCATTTCAATCAGCTCCCATATGCTTTGCGATTATATCCCCACATTCGCCACGTTCGTCAAGGTAGTGGTAGGCGTCCTGATCGCCGTACCTGGCCGAGGTGTTCTCGACCGTGTAGTACTCTGTGCTGACCCTAAAGTCAGGCACGAGCGGCTCAGGAGGGGTCAGAGATACGTCATAGACCCGGCACCTGTTGTTTGGATACAAGGCATACTGGCCTGTTTCCAGCTCTATCAGGTTAAAGGCCTTGTGCTCACTGGGTGTCTCGGACGTGCTGTAATCTATCGCGTCAGGATCGGCGTGGTAATTGTCCAGGGTGCAGATGTAGGTGCCACGCACATTGCCATGCCAGCGGGTGCGAATTTCCCAGATCATGCTGGCTGTAAACTG